TTGTCATAAGACTAGATACTACTACATCAACTATCATTTGTTCGCCGTCAAACTTAGTTTCTTGTTGTTGGCTATCTAGCTGTTGGCCAGATTGATTGATGATGTTAACCGTTACTTTATTAGCTCCTTCACCGCCAATCATCTTGCGTGTTTGGCTTGCATTGTAAATGCGATGAGAAGAGTTGAACTGCAAGAGCTCTGGACCGTTCTCACCAACTAATGTCATACCAGCTGGAGCAATACCGCCACTTGCGAACTTACCGAAGCTATTTCCGGTAAATGCAGAACTGAAAGAACCACCACTTGCAAACGAAGATACATTCCCACGACCGGTGCCAATAGCACCGATACCGCTTACTACACCACCAAATAGGCTTTGTAGCTTAGGTTGTACATACTGTTGGAAGGATAGGTTGACGAGCATTTTAAGGATGCTATTTGTAATATCCTTAAAGATATTCTTAAGCCCTTTACCGAATGACTCAGCACCAGTAGCTATACCTTCTAAGTGACTAGTGAAGGAAGAATTAATACTGCTCATCGTACTATCAAAAGTAGACTTCGCTAGGTCTCCATAGTTAGTCACTTGTTGGTTATACTGTCTAGCACCTTCAGCTAGGCTAGTACGTAAGTTACGTCCGGCCATTTCCCATAGCTTTTGCTGAGCCTCAACTAGGTTCTTCTCAATCTGTAAGCGTTGTGTAGCGCTTAATTGAGCTTCATTAAGTTCAGACTGTGCATAAGCAATATAAGACTTAAGGGACTCATCAAGTACCTTATCTGCATCTTCTTGAGATACACGTCCAAGCTTCACTAAGTTAGACTGCTTATCCACATCTTCATTAAGTTGCGTATAAGCTAATTCACGAATTTTCTGATTAGTCTCCGCCGTAAGCTTTAACTTTTCAGCATTAGCTTTTTTCTCAGCTAATGTCTTATCACCAACGGCTTTTGTATACTCACGAATGTTATCGTCAATCTGCGCTTGTTGAGCTTCAGATTCAGCCTTGATAAGTTGCAAGCGATCGCCAGTACGTTCAAGGTCTAACTTGACAATATCTTCGTTCATCTTACGAACACGTATCTTTTGGTTACGGTCAGCTTCAGCTAGTTTCTTTTGGTATACTTCCTCATTCTTAGCCTTAGCTTCCGCTACAAGATTGGAATCAGCAAGTGCTTTAGCATTAGCATTTTTGAGCGCATCATTAGAAGCACCAGTAGGAGCACTGCCACCATAAGCCTTAGCATATAGTGCTGTGTCTACATAGCCTGTTGCAGTCCCGAAGTCACCTTCAATAGAGCTAGATTGAAGTACTTGACCAGGGCCTCTACCACCTGGGCCATGAGAGTTTGCCCCAGTATAGCCACCATTACCATCAGCAATAACTACATGGTTATCGCCAAGTACAACTACACCATCACCTGCTTTAGGCACGTATCCATCGCCTACATCATGCCATGCTCCTACAGCTCTAGCATCACGCATAATATCAGGCACATATCTAGGAGTGCTAACACCAAACGATTCTCGGATACTATCAGCGAATAACTTTCCACAGTCTGTAGCCCAATCACCTTCAGCACCTAATACGTACTTCTTACCTAATTGAGCATTGGCAGCCGCTAATACGCTTGATGCTTCACCGGTACCACCGCCACCATTTAAGCCTGCAGCAGACCGAATGATGTCACGAATATTCTTATTATTCGTTTCAAATTGGTTCTTAGCATTGAGCTTATCGATTTCATATTGACTACCATCAATCTCTAAAGATTGAAGTGTAAGACTACGGATAAGCTCGTTAAGACGCTCTACAGAACTTGCCAATTTCTCGGCTGCTTGCTCTGCTTTCTTTGCCGCTGCCTCTTGTGCTTTGGCTGCCTTACCAGTTTCTTCATTAGCCTTATTAATAGCTTCATTATTAGTAAGACCGTTCTTAGCGTTCTCGATTTCCTGCTCCATCTTAGCTTGCTCTTCGTCGGCTTTTTTCTTCGCAGCATCTGCCGCTTCCTTAGCCTTAATAGCAGCATCGATTTGAGCACCTTCATCTTTTGTTGCTAGACGATCGTTTTTAATGAGTCCGAAGAACGCACTATCTTCTACCCAGTACCGTCCGTCTTTGTTTGCCATATAGGCTTCATTAGTACCAGGTGCATTGAGGTTCTTATGAGCTCTAAGCCCATTCACATCAACGCCTAGGTCAGTACCTTTAGTAGCTTCCTTATAGCGATAATCAAGTAGTGCTTTACCTGCTAAGCCAATAGCAGTAGCCAATGCAAGCCAAGGACCTGCGGCCGCTATTGTAGCTAATCTCATGAACTTCAATGCACTCGTAATAGATTGGATAGCAGTAATAGCTATACTTGCTTCTAGGCCAAATTTAAGAAGTCCTGAGATAGCTTCCTTCTGCTCGGTTGCTAACTCGCTATATGTCTTAGTAAGATTAATAGCACCTTGTGCATATTCCATAACGACAGGTAGTAATTCTTGGCCAATCATAATAGCCAATCTCTTACCTGTCTGTTCCATATCTTTTAACTGCCGATTAAAGGACGCGGATTTTTGAGCTGCTTCATCATTGATGATGAGCCCCATTGCTCTAGCACGGTCCTCGACTTGCTTCATTGCCTCAGCGGACAAATTCAGCATGCCGTGAAGTTGATACCCTGTTTTACCAAACAGTTCCATTTCAACCCGTGTCTTTTCGGCACCGTCCTTCATGTTCCTTAACCGGTCTTGAATAATGCTGAATACTTCAAGAGTATTCTTGCCTTGAATCTGATCAATGCTAATACCCAAACGACTAAACATATCAGTCGCTAGCTTGCCTTCAGCTGATGCAACTTGCATCTTGTCCTGAGCGTTAGAGACTGCTTTCGCAAACTTAGCAAACGCTACTGTACTTACATCAGTAGCAACGCCCATATAGTTGGCCACAGATATAAATGTACTTGCTTGTTCAGCAGTTGCACCCGTTAAGGATTGCATCTTCTTAACCGACAAGTTCCAAGATAGTGCCTCTTTTGCAAGTTTAGTACCTAACCCTGCAATACCAGCACCGGCACCTATGGCAAATAATTCATTCTTTAACTTTGAAAGCTCTGCAACTGTTCCCTTAGAGGTAGCGGCGATTTTCTCTAAACCGGCTTGCGCGTTCTTGTCGGTCAGTTGCACTATGATATCTACTACGTTATTCGACATCCTTATTCATCGCCTCCATTTCTAAACCCTCTAATATCCACATAAGACTAAATAACATAGGATTTAGATTGATGTTATTAATCTCAGCCACCGTATGTATAGCCGGATAATCGAACCCGGCTAATCCGCCAGAGTGGTAAATACGTTGACTACGTGATAGGTTGTACAGCTTCATAGCCAGTTTTGAACCGAATAATAGGCGTGGTGGGTTATAGTCACACTCGGAGCAGTCGAAGGACTGCTTTGTAGCGGTCTGTAATTCCTTACATCCCTGGCAGTACTTCGGCTTATCCGAGGACATCCACCTCCACGCCTCTTCTAGTTTTTTTCTGTTTCTTCTTGTAATTGATAGGTTAATGTAATAACTTCACCTGCGAATGTCATTGCATCCTTATCACTTACTGTATTGAGTTCTTCATCTGTGAGCTTGTATACATCAGTTAAGATGAAACGCATAATGTCACGACTACGAACGATAGATGCTACTTGATCATCAACATCTACTGGGCAATACACGAAGTCTAAACCAGCTTTGATTAAGTTATCACGTTCAGTCCATGTAAGGGCTCTTGGTTTTAATTCTTTACCTTGAAGATTCATAGATACCTCCTAATGAGTTAGATTAGTAAGATGTTTGGCTGTTAACCAATTCAAATACTACTGCAGATTGACCTGCATCATCACCATAGTATGCTTTGAATGGAAGCTCGATATTTACGCCTTTAGGACCATCAATACCTGGGGAGTTACGTTCGTAAATCAACTCAGGTAACTTAATAGTCAAGGAGTTAGTACCTTTAGTAAGGGTTAATTCCAAGCTAGATTCAGTACCATTTACGGCTTTATTTAACAAGTCCATATTTTGAAAGAAGGCTTTAATAGTACCGGATACGCCGATAATACCTGTATCGATGTAAGTACGGAAGCCTTTACCACCGATAGCATAAGAGTCACCATCCAAGCCGAAGTCGATATCAAGGCTCATGGACAATACGTTAGCTACTGTAGCGCCACCTTCTTTTATGGTGGCTTCGAGGTTTTCGAATGGAGTGAATACAATAGACTTAGGTGCAGTATCGAAGGGTACCGCTGCCATAGTTTCTTTACAGCCCATTACATCGATAGATGCAGTCAATTCAGCATCACCACCGAAGTTCAAGGACATTTTATTCATTCGCACACCGCTGAATTGTTGGTAAGTACTAATGTCTTTATAACCTTGTTCAAATGTAGCAGATGGCATATCTGGACCAATTTTAAATACGTGTTTCTTGCCGGAACCTTGAGCTGTTGTAGTTGGAGCACCAAAGCCTAGCTTTAACCAATAGCCAAAGCCCAATACATCAACTGGTGGAACGATGCTACCAGATGTATCGATATTACCGCGACTAGGTGCCGCAGGATTACGTGTGCCTCGAATAACAGAGGAGTCATTCAAGTTTTGGCTTGCCTTCAAAGAGGAACTGATAATAGGCATTACCACGCCACCAGTAGATGGTGTAGTACCAAAGTCAGTTTCAAAGGCCATTGTAAGAGAAGATTGTGCACCTTGTGCACGTTTAGCAACTGCCATATTTATCCTCCTAATATTCAACATTACCGCCAATTACATGCGGTATTTCTATAGTGTATGTGGCTTTGCCTGGATATACAGGACGCCACGAGATATTGTCTGTTTCGTAGTCAATGTTAATGACTGGGTAGTTAGGGTTAACTGCCATAATACATTCAATGAGTAGTTGGCCAAGTTCATCACACTCGAACGCTCCAGTGTATTTCACTACACGCCCATCGCGCTCTGCCTCAGCTCTTACAATTCCCCATACAAGTTGTAAGGTGTAAGAGTAGGAACTAGCCAAACCCTCAGACTTGTTATCCATCAATATGATCACACACGGGCAATCCTCTTCAAGAGGTGCACTTGCTTCGTCATATCCAATGTATATCCCTAAGTCTTTTCCGAAATGCTTCATACAGTAATCGGTAATCTTCTGATTATCCTTAACCGCTTCTGCCCATCTGTTAGCAATGACTGCTAGTGGAATAGTTTGCATTGCTACCTCACTTTATATGCTCGTCTACTTGATGCGAACTGAGTGCTTTTACCAAGTGCATATTCACCGATTTTAGACTCTAGGTAAGGTACCAACTTAGGCTGTAGTGCTATCCGCATAGGACCAAATGTCTTACGAGGTTTAATCCTAAATTCAGACTTTCCTTTAGCAAGTTGAAAGCCACCGGCAAATAATGTCTTACGCATAGGCTCAGTGATTTGTTTCGTGTAACCACGCTCAATCTGTTCGCCTAATCGTTTAGCAGACGATGATAACCACCCTACTTTTACGGATTGCGACTTGGCGTCATATTGGTAACCAACAGCTCGATACATCTTGCCGAGAGGTGTATAACCAACTGTAGTCTCCTTTACGCCACCGGCTATAAGTTGAGCTCTGGACTTTAGTCCCCACCCTTCCTTATACGCCTTACCGCCATCTTTATAGGCACGCCTTACTTTAGCGCCAAATGCTGCCTCGAATTGTGCCCTCATTGTAGGTGGCATGAAGCTAGCATATTTATGGCCACCAGGTGAGCCGGATTTAATCCCGGCCTTAATTTCCTTCTGCATCATCCAACCGACTGACTTCATGGCTTTACGAGTCCAATCAGGTTTCGTCTTAGCTATAAATTCAAGATACGGTGTAGCAGTATCAGTAATGGTAATTGGTGAATTACTCATGGTCTTACCGTCCTAACGTTGGCCACAATTTCAAGACAGTGCATTTTAGCATCACTATCGGAGATATGATCTACATACCACTTCTTACCATTGATGTAGATTACATCTTTAGTCTTAGGCAGTGGCACGTCTTTAGTTCTAACCCATACCTTAGCCTTATCAGCAAGGCCAGTTACAAACCCAGAACCTTTACCGTCATACTCACCGATTTCTACGCTAGCCTTAATCTGCTTACCTTCATATGTTATTTTTTCGCCAAATACATCGAGTAAGGCGCTTTCATCATAGGTCAGCATAAGTTATACCTCATAGGGTTAATGCGGACCGTGTGGCCCGCATTTCCTTAAAAATACAATGATTAGTTTTTCAACATTACTGTTACAGTATCTTGAGTAGCAGTTTTAGGTTCTACTGCAATACCCAATGGTTTGCCACCAGTTTTAGCAGCTTTACCAGAAGCGAAGTTTACTGCATCACCTACAGCGTATGTATCAGCTTTAGTAGCGTCTACTTTGAATACGCCAGTAACTTTCAATGCACCCATTTCGCCAGTTTTGATATCAGTCACGGCTACACCATGAAGTGCACCTGCTTCAACGATATCGCCTGCTTTAATATCTGCTGTTGCCACATAATTGATGCGGTCTGTTTCATATACGAATTTTGCCATATGTGTTATATCCCCCTATTATTTACCTGCGTTTTTATATAAACCACGGAAGTCAAGAGCGCTTACGCCACAGTCAAATGCTACTTTGTATTCAATGCCATCTACATCGAAGCCTTGGCGAGTTTCAAGACGTGGAGTTTCAACGCCGTTCAAGTAAGTTACTTCAATAGTGTCGTGTTGAGTTGCATCAGCAACTAAGTACCATGCATCTGGGTCAGTTAATTCTGCATCAGCTACAACAATGAAGCGACCTTTGTAAGGGTTAGCAACACCGGAGTTTACACCGTCTACTGCTGCAGTGGAGTTAACGATTTGGTATGCAGTCATTTCAAGTTCTGGAGGAACTACCAAGTATTTAGGTGTAATGTTAAGAGTTGCTTCACCTGTAATACCTTTTTGACGACGCATAGCAGTAATTGCTTTAGCGATTGCTTTAACAGATAAAGCTTCACCTGTGCCTGCAACGTTACCATGTTTAGTATCGAACAATGCTACATTGTCTTGCATTTTTACGTTACCAATTAATTGAGCATATACCATTTTGTTCACTAAGCGTTTAGCTGCAGAACCGTATTTAGTAGCGATTTTGGAGAATAAGCCTAAGTCATCATTAATGATCGCTTGACGAGTTAAGCTGAACAATTTACCATAAGTAGCTACTTTAGTACGAGCAGATGCTTCACCGAAGGAGTCTTGTTTGAATTGGCCACCTTCTGGAACTAATTCGAGGGTACCAGCTTCAGACAATGCTACGCGTGCAGCTTCTTTGAAGTCACGGTTAGAGCCTTTACCTGCCCAGATTTGGTAAGTAGTTTCAGCTTCATTAAAGCCTACCATTACAGATTTATTGGCAAGGTTAGACATGATAGCAGGGAATGTGGATGTGGAGTTAATAGCTGCACGAGCTAATTCCATGTTATCGCCAAAGTTTACTGTAGAACCAGATTCACGGCGTAAGGATTCACGAGCCATTTCAACCATGGAATAACCACGTAATTCTTGTGCACCTGGTGCAGCATCTGCTACAGGGATACCTGCTGCCATCAATACTGCGTCTTGTGCTGCTGCACGGAACTTATCAGATTCAGCTTCACCCATTGTTACGGATACGCCTTTGTTACGAGCACGAAGTTGGTCCATTACCATTTCACGTGCTTCTTCAACAGATTTACCCAATACGATTACTTCGTCAGCACCTTCTACATCGAAGTCACGGAACATTGCTGTAATTTCGGAAGTACGTTTACGTTCTTGTTCCATAGCTTTTTGAAGGTCTGCTTGAGTAAGACCAGTTTCAACTGGTGCAGATTTTACTTCTTGAACTTCTAAATTTTTCTCTTGATCCATACGTGTGTTATCCTCCTGTGTGTCAATACTTGTATGAATTTCTTCAGCACTACGTCCTACACCCACTGTTGGGTCAGCAGGAACAGATACAATACTGATTTCTAAAGGTTCCCAATCCGTTACTACATAAGCCGGACCATTAAATCGACCATTAGTAGATTTAGTATCTTCATCTTCCAATACCTCATATCGGTTGATTGCATAGCCTACGCTTACACCCTGTAGCGTACCGGACTGTACCTTTTGGAATATTGTTTCGGATTGTTCATCTGTGTCAAAGCGTGCTAACGCTTTACCGC